TGCTGTACCCACTTTGGTCATAGACAGGACAAAAGAATGCGCGGCGGCATCAAGTTTGATGGCAGTAACTTGTCTATACATTGCTTCAATTGCGGGTTCAAATGTAATTTTGTATTGGGTCGTTCAATCAGCGTTAAAACTCGCAATTTATTGGTATGGTCTGGCATTGATGACCAACAAGTTAAACGTTGGAGTTTAGAAAGTCTACAACAAAAAGACTTGATAGACTTTACGCAGTCAAAAAAGCAAAAAATAAAAATTAAGTTTAATGAACACAAACTCCCTGAGGGTGAACTTGTAGATAGTAATAACCCATTGCACAAAATATACGTGGAATATCTGCAAAGTAGGAAGATAGATAGTAATAACTATCCTTTCTTAATTACCCCAAATGAAACAGGCAGGATGGGTAATAGGGTAATAGTACCCTATACATATAAGAATAAAATTGTAGGACATACAAGTAGATTCTTGGATAACAAAATTCCCAAGTATATCAATGAACAACAGCCGGGATATGTGTTTAACATTGATATGCAGAAACCAGAATGGCAAGTATGTATAGTGACAGAGGGTATATTTGATGCATTAAGTATAGATGGGGTAGCACTAATGCATGATGACATTAATAGCGACCAAGCATTGCTTCTTAGTACATTGAATAAACAACTTATATTAGTTCCGGACAGAGATAAAACAGGACTAGCATTGTGTGATAAAGCATTAGAATTGGGATACTCAGTTAGTTTACCTGACTGGGAAGTTGATGTAAAAGATGTTAATGATGCGGTTATCAAATACGGAAAGTTACCTACCCTATTAAGTATACTACAGTGTGCAACAAATAGTAAAATTAAAGTAGAAATGAGAAGGAAAAAAATTGGCAAAGCAAGAAACTAACAAGCAATTAGAATATACAACCGATGTTCAGAAATTATTTCTGAGGATGATGATTACTAACGCGGAGTTGTATACCCGTGTTATGAATATCATGAATAGTGAGAACTTTGAACGTTCATTGCGCCCTGCGGCTGAATTGTTTAAAACACATACAGACAAGTATAGAGTATTACCAGATTCAACACAAATCAAAGCGACAACTGGAATAGACATTGATCCTATTCCAGAATTGAATGATGGGCATTATGAATGGTTTTTTGATGAATTTGAATCATTTACTAAACGACAAGAACTAGAACGGGCAATTCTTAAAGCAGCCGACTTGTTAGAGAAGGGTGAGTTTGAGCCAGTTGAGAAACTAATTAAAGATGCAGTACAAATTAGTTTACAAAAAGATATGGGTACAGATTATTTTGCTGACCCAGCCGGTCGTCTTAATAGGTATTTTAATAATGGGGGACAAGTTTCAACTGGTTGGCCACAAATGGATCGTATTCTGTATGGTGGAATGAGTAGGGGAGAATTAAATATTTTTGCAGGCGGATCAGGGTCGGGCAAAAGTTTAGTAATGATGAATCTTGCTTTAAATTGGTTACAAGCAGGATTAAGTGGAGTTTATATTACATTAGAATTAAGTGAAGAATTAACCAGTCTAAGGACTGATGCAATGATTACCAATACAGGTACTAAAGAAATTAGAAAAGATATTAGCAATACAGAACTTAAAGTTAAAATGATGGCTAAAAAATCTGGAAAGTATCAGGTTAAAGGATTGCCGGCACAAAGTAATGTTAATGATATTCGTGCGTTTTTAAAAGAGGTACAAATTCAAACATCAATTAAAATTGATTTTGTAATGATTGATTACTTAGATTTAGTTATGCCAGTAAGTGTTAAGGTTAATCCAAATGATCAATTTATTAAAGACAAATATGTTACTGAAGAATTGAGAAATTTATCTAAAGAATTAAGAGTATTAATGGTTACTGCATCACAATTAAACCGAAGTGCAGTTGATGAGCAAGAATTTGACCATAGTCATATTGCAGGTGGTATCAGTAAGATTAATACAGCAGATAATGTGTTTGGTATTTTTACAAGTCGCAGTATGCGTGAACGTGGGAAATATCAAATTCAATGTATGAAAAGTCGTAGTTCAACTGGAGTAGGGGCAAAAGTTGATTTAGAATATAATGTAGAAACTATGCGGATTACTGACCCAGATCCAGAAGCTGACACAAGATATACAGCACAACCTAGTGCAATATCTATTATGGCTAAATTAAAGCCTACTAGTAGTTTTACGGATATATCGCAATTGGCAGAAATAGAACCGGTTAGAAAAATCGCAGTAAATGATCAGGGCTTAAAATTGCATGTATTGTTAAATAGTTTGAAAAAAGCATAAATACAACATTATGCAAAAACAAACTAAAAGTTTATTAGAAGAATTAGAAACTCTTAGTAACAACCGAGATACTAAATACATAATTGAAAGTCGCGGGCATAATATTATTACAAGTGCCATTAATTTACTTGATCTTATTAGTAAACACTATAATACTGAGCAAGCGGCTTTATTAGAAAGAAAGTTGCTTAGTGCAATAAAAAGTAAAGATCAAACCAGATTTTCAAAGTCTTTAAGGAAAAACAATGGTACTAACTGACTCTATCATACTACTTAGAAATACTATAGATAGATTATCTATTAATGAGGCCTTAAATAAGGGTCATGCTCCGCATCCTGAAGATTATGTATATCTTGCTGGTTCTAGCGGAGCAACAGAAGCAATACAATCAGCCATCCAAACAATTAAAAATCCAAAAACAATTACCATTAAATGGGATGGATATCCGGCATTAATATTTGGTAGAGGGACAGACGGTCAATTTTCTATTATGGACAAACATATGTTCAATAAGAAAGACGGAACAGGCCGTGCAGTGTATAGTCCAGAACAATTTGCACAATATGATGCTGCCCGCGGCGTTAATAGAAGTGATTTAGCAGTATTAATAAATCAAATATGGGCGGGACTTGAAGAATCTTCAGCAAACGCAATTGGATACTATTGGGGAGATTTGTTATTTAGCAAACCATTAATAGAACAAAACGGGGTATATGTATTTAAAGCAAATCCCAATGGGATTACATATACAGTACAAGCTGATAGCAGTGTGGGTAAATTAATAAAGAATAAAACTGCCGGAATTGCAGTGCATCAATATATTCCGCCCGGAGCAATTACAACTGATGACGCATCGTCACTAGATGGTAAATTGGGTCAATTAAAAAATATATCAAATGTTGCTATTTTGCCAAGTGCTATGCCGCAGGCCCCTAACTTAAAAATTGATTCTACTTTATTAGCAAACGCTCAATCTGAAATTAAAAACCATGGGGCTGCGCTTGATAGTTTATTAGCCAATGCGCCGGGAGCATCTTTTAAAGAAGGATTGGTTGGAGTTTATTTTAATAAAAAAATTCGTGAAGGTAATTTAAATAATTTACTTAATGGATTTTATGATTATAGTTTTAGGGCCAAAGCGGCTAAAATTGCTAAAGAACAAACTGCTATTTTACAAAAAAAAGACCCCAATGCCGCTGCGGTGATTCCAGAACAGCCTAATGATTTTATTGCTTCTAGACCAATGACCGCGCCTATGAAAAGCAAAGTAGAACAGCATTTAAATACGCATAAAGCTGGATTAATAGCATTGTTTAAAATATGGGTTTCTATATACAAGTTAAAAATGGATATTTGGAAAAAATTAGATGATTCTGCTAAGTCAAGTCCTGTACAGGGGCAACTTGATGATGGCACTGCAGGGCAAGAAGGATTTGTTGCCAACGGCTTTAAATATGTGAATAGAATGGGTTTTTCTAGGCAGAATTTTGCTGCACGATAGTCTAGATTGCTCTTTTTTTAGTCCGGTGATAAATAAGTATATGAATCTATATGATTCAAATAACTTAAAGGAATTTCAAAATGTCACAATTTACACGCACAAATGGCGATTTATTGCCCCAAATCAATTATGATGCTGACTCATACACCAATGCAGGTGTGAACGCAGTTCAATCGGCTGTTACAGTTCAACCTGCTGGTCCAGTACTACAATTTGGTACATTCACATCAACCGTTGGTCACCTTACCGGCGCTGAAGTTACAACTGCAATACAAACAATTCAGCAATTAGCTACAATTATGATGTATGAGTTTACAACAGGTGGAACATACGATACAATCGCATTTGCAACATATCCAGTTGGCGCATGGGATTGGTCAAACGGCGGATCAGCTGATGTTGCAATTACCGCAGCCGTAAGCGCAGGAACAACTGCTGCTACAGCAACATTCACAAACTAATCTAATTAGTTTTAATAAAGAACTCGGAATTTATTCCGAGTTTTTTTACCTCTATAAATAGTAAGTGAGTTACACTCTTACTTGTTATTGTTTATTTGATATTACCCCAACTGGAACGGTTAATAGAAGTAAGCCGGCTGTTGATGAAGACATTGATATTTGGGTATATAAACGAAATACTCAATGTAATTTTGATACAGTATTACAAGCAATATCATTAAGATCGCAACCTGAACTATTAACCATGCCTAGTAAAATTGAAATCAACTTTGACATATTTGACAATTTTGGATTTTTATTTCAGCAACGAGAAAAAGAAACATATCCTTGTTGGACTTTTAATTTTACAATACAGCACCCTAGCGTTTTTGATGATGGAATAACTGAATTAGGGGCATTATACAGTGATTGTGATACTATACCAATGATTAAAACCAATACTATTTTAGAAAATCTTCCAAAATTTTTAGATACTACTCCGGAATTAAAAAATATACACTTTGAGGTTACTGCTAATGACGAATAAAATCAATCACTTGCTTGATAACAAGTTTATTTCAACTTTACAAGAGTTGATAATTTTTAAAGATGAAATTGGAGTATATCAATTATTTAATAAATATAGTATAACCAAAACAAAAGAAGATAGTTATCGTATTACAACTAATACATGGGCAGATTCTAAGATATTTTTTTCATTGAAAAATGCAGTTACCTGGTGTATTTTTGATAAAAGAAACAAGATATGTGAACTTAATAAAATTGAAGAATTAGATAAAAAATTAAGCGGAATGGACACGATTATCCAGCAACATAGCAATTTGATAAAAAAATCCAAAAAGGCAGAAGATAAACTAATATTTTTAAACAAGTTATCCGAAGATAAGATTATAAAAAAAAGAATATTAAAGGAATTGAACTTATATGAAATTGAGTCTACGGCTTGGCAAATGAACAGATTTTCGGGAAATACGGATAATAATACACAAAAGATAAATACTATATACTAGTTTGGAACCATACTATGAAATTAAATGAATTTGAAAACAATAAAAGTACTATTGCTGCTAAAGCATTAACAGAGCATTATGAACTTCCGTTCAATGTAGCAAAACTAAATATGTCTGCTACAAAAACCATGCTTGGCAAAGTACGAAATGTGTTGAGAGAGACAAAACAATCTGCTGATTTTTACAAAAAATCAACTAGTCCATCATACATGAAAATGGTATTTATGGAGCAATCCTTAGCACATCATTTTTATGATTTAAAAAATATGCCCAAATCTCGTATCTTTTTTGAAAATGAAGAAGTTGAAAAGTCACAAGTTGTTCTTGCTGCTCAAGATTTAGTAGACCAAATACAGAAAATGCTTGAAGATGTTGGTCAAATGCAAGTAAAAGAATTACCAGCATTAGTATCAAGTATTGAAAGTGAAATTGGTGTTAGCGAAAGCACGACATATAACGACCAAGTTACACAACAACTAGATACATTAACTGCTACCTTGAAGGAAGCATTAGCCGGCATGAAAGCAGGGTTGAACGGAATTACTGGACAAGCAGTAGATGCAGCATTTGATGCAGGCGCCGAAATGGGTGCTGAAGAAATGGATGCTGATATGATGGGTACCATGGATATGGGTGCTGAAGAAATTGCACCTCCTGTACCAGAATTACCAGAAGCTCCTCCGGTGGGCGGGGCAGGCAGAGCCAAAAGGTAAACATGTTTTTGTTTGAATTAGATGCCGCCGGGGATGTAATTACTAAATTAACTATAATAGCAGACCAACTTAAAGCCGGAGTAGAGAAGAATAATATAACAGAATGGCCGCTTGATCAATTATTAAGTTATTTACAAAACAAAGGTGTTCCTGTAGATAAAGATACTTTATATGATATGATAAAAAGTCCACCATTAAATAATGTTATAGACAATATACAAGGTGATAAGGTTATTTTTAAGGGGAAAACAGCGCCTGATGTACCTGATACAGATAAAAATCAAGAAATTGTTAAACAAATGGCACAGCAGGCAATGCCAACACAATGATAAGTATTACAGAAAAAGCATCCAACAAAGTAAAACA